TTTTTTAAATATTCATCATAATATTCTTTTGAATTAATTTTATGAGTTTTTCTTATATGTGGCGACAATGATTTATAATTTTTAAAATCACTTCTTCCACATATTTCACATTTACACATTTTACAATCTCCTTAAATTTTAAAAAATATAGGAAATAGAGATTTATTATCTCTATTTCCTATTTGTTAAGAAGATTAATAAAATTATTTAATATAAAAATTAAGTTCAATTTTCTCTACGGTTCGTACAGGTTCAAGAGTTATGTTGACATGAAAAGTCTTAGTCTTCCTTTCATAGTCTGTGGCCGCAACGTCTACAGTATAACTGTAAAGACCACGTTTCTTTTTGACTGATTCAAGAAATGCGACAACATCATTGCTCACTTGTCCCCAAGTAACTTGATCATTCTGTTCGAATATAAAGTTTCTACAATATTGCTCTAAGGCACGTTTAATATATAAAACAAGTCTTGTAATATTCAGATCTTGTAGGGCAGAAGCTTTTGACTGTGTTGTTAATTGACCCCAAACAACATATCCCGCTGTAAATTTAACAATAGGGTTAAGTTGATTAAGATACATTTGATCTCGTTGACCCAATCTTGGATTGAATCTCAGTTCTTTAATAGTGTTGATCGACGCCCTATTAAAACCAGCAGCAGCAAACCATAATTCTGATACAGCATCATTTCTAGGAAGTAAATATGACATGTGATATATTGGTGAAAACCACACATCTTTTCCAGTAAATATATCATAAACCTTATTAAATTCTTCATATAAAGCTGCAAAATAAGTATTATATTTATGATCATTCTGTCTGGAAGAAATTGAAGTAGTATATGACGCGTTATCTCCATTGTCACAAATAGCAACACAATCTGCACGAGTTTGAGCTAAAGTAACAATCTGAGATTTAACATCAGATGGATAACCAGCATCGAATATCAAAGTAAAATAAATATTATCGGTATCCAAAATATCTGGAAAGATAGTACCAGCATAACCATTGGATAAAACACTCGTGGCTTCAGCAGTAACAATATCACCAGTATCATCAAGAATTGCCCCATCAGAACCTTTTTTCAATGGTTTTGGTGTTGAAGAAATAAATGCTGTTGACACCGACGTATTTGATTTTTTTATAATATAAGTAACATCCGAGTCAATATCGAATGTTGCTGTATCACCTAGCCATGCTTGTATGACGGTTGCTGTAGTAGAATCAATATTTCGATAATTAAAGATTTTAATTTCATCATCATCTGATCCTGTAGCAGCACCAGCCCAACCATATATTGTTCTGCCCTTACCATCTTTAGCAATAATAACATATGTAGACCAGCCAGTTTCTGAAGCGTTTTCCCAATCTGAAAAATCTTGTTTATCATCTGTCAACGATGCTGATCCAGAAGTTAAATCAACGGTTATATTACCAATGTTTTTATCATAGACTTTTGCAATCAGATCATAACCAGAAGAACCAACTTGTGCTCTTAATACTGAAGAGTATGTCTTTAAAACATCTTCAATATAAATAGATGCGCCAGAATTATCTTTAGCTGTCGGATCAAATGAAATATCAAAAGATTCTATAATGACATCAGTACCATCAGGTTGTCTCTCATATATGTCAAGAACATAAACTCCGAAAAGTAATGGATTTGAATGATCTGTTATTCTGATTCCCAAACCGTTATAATATTGTCCACGTCCAATTGGATAAAAAATACATAATCTTTTTGTCTCTCCTAATGCAGTCAATGCAGTAGTAATATCAGTTGTAGTATTATTAATATCGTCAACATAACTTATTGTAATACTTGCACTGCTATCAGTAGAAGCCAAAGTAGCATCGAGTCTTAAATTAGAATAAGCTGCATCATCGGGAAGACATCTCATAAAATATAACGAACCAGACTCTCCCAAGTAATTATAAGCTTCATAAAGTCCCTGACCATAAGAGGCACCATAAGTATTAATGTTGGGTTCACCCCATTCTGAAATAAGTTCGCTTCGGGAACCAACAAATATTAATTCGTTGTCTCTACCTTTTTCAGTCAGAGCACAAATAAATCCAATAGTACCTGGAACCGCTTGTACATAAGTACTCAGGTCAATAATTTTAGTATATACGCCCGGTGAAATATTAACTGCACACATATTTATATTTCCTTTAATTTTTAAATGGTTAAAATTGACATCTAAATAATTTTTTATTAATTATAATATTTTATATCCTTATATGTGACCAAATTTTTCCAGTTTTTATTTTTGATATAGTTGTTTGATCAATTTTAAATATATCAGCTATTTCTTTCTGAGTTAATATTCCTTCACTTAATAATAATTTTATTTGAATAACTTGTTCTTCTGTTAATTTATGTGACGGATTATTTTCTCCTATGGTATCGGAATGATTTTCACTCAATTTATTTTTATGTTCTTTTGAAAATTTTTTTCCCGAATTATGAAAACTATGATGTTCAGATTCCGACATTACTTTTAAATTATCAAAATTATTATTTTCTTTATTTTCATCAGTATGATGAACATCTTCATCTGACTTTATTTTGTAATTATTATGAGTTTCAAAAACAATGCGATGAACTCCTTTAGGTTTCTTTTTTCCATTTTTATACAAATCAATAAAAAAATATTCTCCAATTTTATATTGTTTTAATATTCTATCTTTCCCAAATTTTAGTGATTTAACTCTACCAAGATTACTTACTTGGTAATCACCTTCATAATCTAAAATATCTTTCCAAATTTCACTATTCATTTTTATTACTAAACAAACACGTACCAGATAAAGGTTAAAATTCTTCCAACAGACTTTACGATAGTTGGAAAAGTAACTCTTGCATAACAAGTAAATGGTCCAGCGTCACCGCCTGCTGATGAAGGTGATGCAAATAAACCAGCCTCACTTATATTATAGCCATTAGAATCACCAGACTCTAGTATTAGTGTAGCTTTGGCAATTAAATAAGAATTATTGTTATAAACATCTTGTTGAAATTCAACAGAGTATATCGGTTTTTTATAATAACCAGCAACTGGAACTATTCTATAATCAGCATTTGTACTATCAGTGCTTATTAAAACACTATTTCCTAAATCATTATCTGTATTTGTAGGAGCTGTTGGAGTCAGCGGATCTAATACTGGAGCACCTCCATCACCAACACCAAACCAGTAGATTGCATCACCAGGAGCTGAAGTTACATGTGTATTGTTAACTCCAAATATAGATTGTGCCACAAATTCTCTGCCAGTATAAAGCACGAGATTTGATTTTCCTATTAATTTTTTAGTGCCTTCAGGAGTTGTTTCATATATTTCCACAAAACCTTTTGGTTTTCTATCAGTGACTTCAACCAAACCAAATCGATCTTTTAGACAATGTTCTCCATAGTGTTCAAAAATCTCGATTTGAAAATTTTGTTTTTGATCTTCGCCCATCTTATTTTGTGTCTCCTTTGGTAGTTAATTTTAATATATCTGTTTTATCTGAACTTCCTTTTGAACTTCCAAAGAAATAAGCAACTACCGTAATAAATGCTGATTGAAGGGCACCTATCGTATAAACAATGATGTCTTTATTAGCTATAATTAATGGGATTTTAAATAATAAAAACATCGTGATAAAAAAACCTATAAATACCACAGATGCTATCACATATAAAGGCCAGTTATATTTACCAGTTGCTTTTACTGTATCAACTTCTCGTTGTCTGGCATTTTGAGTATCTTGAATATATAATTTATCATTCTCATGAGCAGCAGTAATTAGAAATTCAGAATGTTTTGTTTCGAGTTCTTTTAATTTTAATAACGACTCTTTATCTGCCGAAAGCATCTTTTCAATATCTTCTGGTTTACTTGGATCACAACTAAGTGCTTTCGCAACGAGCGATCCAGCCACCCCACCAATGCCGGGTACTATAGCATTACCTAAAATTGGTGCTACAGATCCAACTGTATTTTTTATTTTATTCCATATATTAGCCATGATTATTCCCTTATATTTTTTCTTCTTTTTTTTGAAGAAGATTCTACACCCTCAATTGGACAACCATGTCCTTGTTTAAAATGACTCCACTTCATAGAACCTTCGTGTCCTTGTGGACAAATATATTTTAATTTTTGATGTGCATTTTTATATTCATTTTCTTCTGTTAATAATTTATAACCTCTTCTTTCGAATTCTTGATTTATGTCAAAAAAGTTTATTTTATTTTCTGCACAGTATGGACAACCTTGTCCTCGTCGAAAAGCGTTCCAACAAATAGAACTTTCATGATTGTTTGGACAAATATATTTTAATTTTTGTTTTGAATTTACATATTCATTTTCTTCAGTTAATAAAATATATTTTCTATTTTCAAATTCATTTTTAATTTCAAAAAAATTTTTTCTTTGTTTTTCATTAAAACAATCAAGACAACCATTTCCTCTTTTAAAATTAATCCAGATTATAAAACCTTTGTGTCCTCTGGGACAAATATAATTTAATTTTTGACGTGCATTTTTATATTCATTTTCTTCAGTTAATAAAATATATTTTCTATTTTCAAATTCATTTTTAATTTCAAAAAAATTTTTTCTTAGTTTTTTAGAAAATTTTTCTATTGTTTCTTTTAAATGTTTATAACCGCTACTTCCTTGTCCTCCAGAGGTTCTATTAATAAGTGGTCCGGTTTCTAAATCAAGTCTTCCAATTTCTTTTATTAATTTTGTTTCTAATTCAAAAGATTGTTCTTCATTCAAATTTTCATATAATTTAAAATAAATTGATTTTAGTCCAATTTCTTCAATTTCATTTATTATATTTATAAAATCTTTACTTCTACCATCTATTCTTTCAATTCTATTATTTTTACCTTTACCGATATAAAATGGTTCAAATTCAAATTCATATTCTCCATAAATATATTTTTTAAATTTTCTTGGATCTAAATAAATATAAATATAATAATTGCTCATTTTATAATCTCCTGTAATTACTCCTGAAATAAAAATTTAAGAGAGCAGGAGTTCAGGATTACTCTTTTCGATCTCGATAATCTATCTCTCTTTTTATTTTAAATTATTTACCAAAATCTGGAGTTTCTTTTCGTTTTTCATCAACCCACTTTGATAAAGTATTTTGGAGTTTTTCCATCTTACTCGACAAATTAGGATTCTTATTTTTATTAAAAACCTTTAGGGTGATTATTCTTTTACTCACGATTGGCCATGAGTCTTTCTGTATCAACCGTTTAAAATGTTCTACAGAAGTATCTTCAACATCTTGACCTTTTTTAAGTTCCATTTCTCCTGGTTCAATAGGAATTTTGACTTTTGGTTCATCAGCTTCCATCACAGATTTATAATTTATACCATAGAACGCTTTAAAAGCTTCCATAAATTTTTCTACTTTTTGTTCTGCTATTTTTTCATCTTCACCAAGTTTGGTAGGAGTTCTCATTGGAACTTTTGTTGGTTCAGGACGATATAGCCGTTGCGCTGCAGGACTTTGTGCTGACTTTAAAGCCGCGCCAGCAGTTGTCTTGGGTAATTGTGTTGGTTTTCTTTGACTAGGTAAAGCTGTATACATAGCTTCATTTTCAGTTTCTTTTTCTGAATCTATTTTTGGTTTTTTGTTTATCAATAGATCGGTTTCTTTATTTGTTTTATCCATTTCTGCCTCCTATTTTATATTTTTATATTAGACCAAGTTTTATTATTTTTTTATTTTATTTGTTTTTGTATATCTAATAATTTATCAAATATTTTATTTTGATTATTATCTATTTTGTTATTTAAATCTTTATAATTCGAATCTATATTTTTAGATAGTTCTTTTAACTCTTCAATTATCTTATTATTATTTTTTTCATAAGTAATTAAATGTTCTGTATATTGTTGTTTTGTAGATTGAAAAGAATATACGTTATTTGTAATGTATATTGACCAAGATATTATCAAAGTCATTAATAAAATTACTATAGGATTTTTGAAAAATTTTGACATACTCTTACTTCCAAACTTTTTTATTTTTTATTTTTGAAATTGTCATTTGACTAACACCAAACATATCAGCTATTTCTTGTTGAGTTAAATTTCCTTCTAATAATAATATTTTTATTTTAGTAACTTGTTCTTCTGTTAGTTTACAATTTGGATGTTTTTCTCCTTT